TTGAGCCGGGGCAGACTCTTGGTCAATAAGCTGTATCTCAAGAAAGAAGTTTTCCTTGCCAAATATCTCGCGGTACTTCTCAGCTAACTGGGTAGTTTTGCTAACCCAGTCCGGGTCTACGAAAGATTTTGCTTCTTCGTAGCTTCTAGCGCTGTAAGCAGATTTTGAATCTGAGAAAATGATGTCAGCTAGTTGGCTTCCAAGATGTCCAGAAAAGCTTATAAGGTTTCCATCACAATATTCAGCCAAGGTGTTTAGATCTAAACGAGGCTTGTGATAGAACACCTCTTCGTCATTGCTGGCTGACGTAGCTTCTATAAGTTTCTTCCATCCTTCAAAATTTTTGGCCAGAACCACCAGATGACTGAGTCTTCTGTTTGTTTTTTCTTTAATACAAGGATCTTGGTCACATAGGTAAAACTCACAACCTAAAATGGGCTTTATGTTTTTTTCTCTCATAGCCCTTACAAATGAGACGGCTCCTGAAATTGTCCCGTGGTCAGTTACAGCGCATGAGTCATATCCAAGTTCTTCACAACGCGCAGCAACTTGAGTGGGTTTAGAAAGCCCGTCTAGCAAACTGTAGTGAGTGTGTAGGTGCAACGGTGTCCAAATTGGCATTTCAGAGTCCTAAAAAATCATTATCCTAAACAACAAAATTATTGTTGCTTGTTAAACTTCTCATAAATATATCTTGCAGTCGCAACATCTTCTATTGCTAATCCTGTGGCGTCAAACAAAGTTCTTGCCGCTCCACCTAGCTCAACTCTTCCCTGAACTATTTCTGCTAGCGGCGCCCATATCTGCGAAATCTTACTCTTTTGGGCGTATTGTATCTCTCCAGAATGAGAGCATTGGACCCACTCATCATAGGAGACGAGATCCACGCTTTCAAGGACGTTTGGGTACAACTCTCTTTTTCCCTCTGCGTCAGCGCCAACAGCGTTAATATGAACAATAGGTTTAAGATCCTTGGCTTTTATAAATGGTGTTCTAGACGGAGTTAGAGTTGTGACTACGTCAGAATCCCAAAGACATTCTTCTAGGCTTTTGCAAACCTCTACCGCAACTCCCTGTGACTGATAATAGTTGTCTTTATACTGAAGGGTTTCTTTTACTGAATTTGCTCTATCTTCACTCAGATCAAAAAGCTTTATAGTTTCTATATCTCTGACATTCATTACTGCCTGAATTTGTCTGAGTGTCTGATGTCCACAACCTATGAATGCCGCTGTTCTGGCATAAGACGGAGACATATATCTCGTAGCAACACCTGTCACAGCCGCAGTTCTGATAGCCGTGAGTGTTTCTGCATCCAAAACAGCTAACAGGTCTCCAGTTTCAATATCATTGATCATCACCATTGCAAAGATGTTGATCTTTCCCTTTTCCTTGATATTGAGTCCAGCCCATTTAATTCCCGCTGTGTTGCCCACCACCGCTGGCATTGCTCGAAAGTCCCCGTTAGGGACATTCATATAAACCTTTGGCGGCATTTGTGTGTTATCAATATTTTTAAATAGGTCTTCTATAAGTTCTACGCACTCTGGTACTGAAAGTATCTCTGCTATTTCATCGTTTGTAAAGTGTTTAACCGGGAGCATCATAATACCCTATGTTAAAGTCTGGTTTGGTACAATCTTGCGTTGTCCTTTCGATACCATTTTGCTTAATATGTTGTTGAACATATTTACAAATATTAGTATCCGTACCTTCCCAGTTGTTCTTATAGTAATCGCAAAGCTTAGTACACTTCCAATGCGATTGGTTCTGAGACAATAACATAGGGGATTTATTGTTTTTTATTTGGTTGAATCTTTTTCTTAGCATCCCAAGAAATAATTCTTTAGCCCCATCGTCAAAGCACAGTGAGAATGGTCCTCCATCTTTAATATAGAAAATGGTCATTATGGCCTGATCGTAATCAGGATAAAGTTTTGAAATAGCGTAATAATAGAGAAGTAATTGCGGATCACTCTCTAGTTTATTATAGTCCTTTTCTTCGCCTGTGGCCCAATTAATTCTTCTTCCAGTCTTCCAATCTACAACTTCTATAACTCCGTCTTCAACTTCTGTAACTAAATCTATAGTGCCTTTAACAGCTAACTTGCCTTCTAGTTTAGTTCCGTCTTCAAGCGTGTAGTTATATTCGGCCCAAGGTTCATCTATCTCAATGTCAAAGTGTGGTTCTGTGTCTACAATAGTTCTGTTTCTGGGGTCAAATTGCCCATCGTTATAATGCAGTCCCATCCATGTCCACTTGCGGCATTCTCTTTCTTCTTTTTCTGTATAAGAGTGTATGCAGTTAGACGTATAATGCTCAAAGCTTTTATCCACTAACTTGTCAACAAACTCGTCTGAGTACAGTTTGCTATGAGTGAATGTGATTCTTCCGAGTGCGTCATCTGTGACGCTCATCAAGCTAGACTCTGGAAGACTTTGCAACCTTTTCTTGCAAGCGGACAGACACTCCATCACCTTGTGGACAATGGTTCCCTGTTGGGCTTTTTTACCTGATGTTGAGGGAAACCCCAAAACATAATTTATATAATACTGTTGCTGACAGTAATCATAACTATTATATGATGAGCTTCGTATATAAGCTACGAGCATTCATTCCACTCCAAGGCTTCTGATATGATTGGGAGTTCTTCCCTAAAGATGCCCTTAATTTCATTTGCAATGTCCTGATGCTCTTTCTGGGTTGATGGGTCTGTTCGCAGTTTTATATAATGAATCCAGCTTCTAACTGTCCCATTCATATACATGCGAGTCTTGGTACTCAACGGCAATAAAAATCTAGCACTTTCTTTGGCTATCCCTCTCTCTAATGCTTCTTCGTAAAAATCATTTGTTGCGTCCTGAATTTTTTTATTGGTGTACTCAAACCACGTCTTGTCCTCTTCTTCAAGATCATCCCAAGAGTTTTGGCGATTTTTTGTATCTTGTCTTCTGGGCTGGATATATTCAAATCCCTCGGCCTTAGCATATCGCTGACTAAACTCTTGAAAGGAGAAACTACGATGTCTAAGGATTTGAGCAGCTATTCCTCTGGTTGTGTTGATCTCAACAACCATGTTAGCCATTTCAAAAATAGACCAGTGTCCATGCTTGATACAGAACTTAAGTAAGCCAGAAACTTCCGGGTTATCTTGATTTTTAGGATTGCTAACTCTAGCGCAGTAGCCTATGGTCTTTTCTGCGTCAGGAGTCATGGATATAAGATTAACTGTCATATCGACTCTAGCCACCCCCAACCCATTAGAATATTTAATAGCTCTTTGGATTGTTCGTCCACACCCATGTCTTCATTATCAATTATTGCGTCAAACCCCTCGTAATTATCCAGAGCCACTTCACTGGCGTGAGGATCGTCGTGTGGCGCTCTGGTGAGGCGAATGACCTTTCCACCGGCTTTCTGAATAGCCTCTACCTCGTCTGGAAAACGGCAATCTCCTACGAGTGCCAAGGCACTTTGCTCCGATTGAATTTGATTGATACAAAAATCAACCCACACGTCTTCTTTAAGAGACCGGCAGACATCTGTTCCAAAATACTGAAGAAACTCTCTTGCTGTAAAATCTTTAATTGCAGAGGGGGTATTCTTTTCTTTTTCAGACCCATAACATTGTTCATGTTTTAGACCAAAGAAATTTATAGCTATGGATTTTAGAGAATCCGCAAAGTTGTAAGATTTGACAAAAGGCCAGACATTAGAGGAGCAATACTCAACAAATCTAGGTTCCCTATTATCTAAATCTAGCCTTCCCATTTGTTCAACTTCTTGGCCTTTTTCGTCCATGAAGACGGCGTTTACTAATAGTCTGCCTCTCTTATCCAGTGAGAACTTTTCAATTATTTGGTTTCTCTGTAATTCATAACCATGTAGAAAATTTATGCATGTAGTCTTACCAGCCCGCTTATGGCCACTGATAGCTAGAATTTTTTGAGTCATTTTATACGCCTTACTGGTTTATCAAGCGCAAAGAAAGTGATGGACGCCCATAGACATATTTCAGTAAAGTAGGAAGGCTGAAAGCTATCTAGCGTAGAAAAAATCAATGCAGCCCAAGCACACAAATGGGCAGGAACCCTATAACTAAATCCTAATCCCATATCAAGTCTAGACATCTAAATTCCCAATTGAGGCTTGATGTGATTGTTTATTTCTTCCACGCTCATATCTCCCACGTCTTTTTGTGGAAGATCAACGAATTGAATATTGTACATTCTGTCGCACTGTTGAGAAATTTTTTCTTTTGCCTTCTGGCCAGCCTCATCAGCGTCTGTCATGACGACCAGATTTAATGCGCCAGATCGTTCTAGAATGATGCGCTGTTGCTCACCTAGAGAACAACCAAACATACCCACTACATTATATATACCAGCCTCGTCCAATCTCCACACATCTCCTTGGCCTTCGACTAGGATGGCCGTGCTGGTTTCTGAAATATGATCTTTGGCGTTCCAGTAGTTATATAAACAGGCTCCAGAATTAAATCCTTTGCTGTTCAACCATTTTGGCATTAGTGTTTCGTTGGCTGATCTGCCAACGCACCCTATCATACACTCCTTGTTGTCGTCATAGACAGGGACCACTATTCTACCACTCATAGGCTTGCCTTTTGCGGTACATAGTCCCACGTCAAACTTTTCTAGCGTCTCGGGCAAAAATCCTCTATTAATATAGTATTGTGCTGGTATCTGAATTCTGCTTCTTATCTCTTCTACACTAATTCCCTGTTGTTTTTTAACTTCTTTATAAAAGATTTTATTAGCTAGATCTACAAAGTTTTGTTTGCTATCTACTTCTGGTATATACTCTCCCTTTAATGGAGAACCCAGAAAATTATGAACAAACTTCAATGTGTGGCCAAACCCAATGTCTTCTCCTGTTTGCGAACAAAGCACGCCTTGGACGAAACCAAGTATATCTTGTTTGTATTCTTGTTCACATTGATGAGTCCAGCATCGCCAATTCCCAATAGAATGGTCTCCTGTAGTGAAAATAGTCAGACCGTTGGGATTATCTCCACCATGAATTGGGCAAGCAAATGCTATTCTGTTATCATAGACTTCGTGTTCTATTTCAAAATGAGACAACACATCTGTAATGTTCTCCATCAATTTTGATGACAGTAATTTTATTGCGTTTCTGTTTGAAACGTTAGAATGGAGGCTTGTCTTCATCTGGTTCTTCATCTACAACATAACCGGTGTCATTTGTTCTTGAGGACTTTTTCAATTCGTTTCTTGTTACACCCTCTTCAATTTTTCCTACTTCTCCTCGCATCTTTACGTTTATGTAATCACCATCCGCTAGACCAGACCCATGTCTAGCCACAAGCGGGACCAGTTTTCTATTTCCGTTTTCTGGACCGTCTTCTGCCACCTCTTCTTCTGACTTGCTCTTAAATATGGAAAAGCTCGTACACAGCCAGATTAGTCGATCAGAACCACTAACAACATCAGTGGATTCTTTGGTAATGCCGTCTCTGTTCAACTGTACAAACGAAAGACAGGGGCAGTCATACTGTACGCAGAAATTGTGTAAAGAGGTGATCTGAAAACCAAGAACTTGAAACTCTTGAAGGCTGGAACTGATGCTGTCAGATGTCATCAGTTTTAAGTAATCATATATAATCATACAATCGTTTGTTCTGCCGTTTTCATCAAAACCAACAGTTTGGGCTATCCATCGACGCATGATAGAAATAGTTTCTTCAAAAGACTTTCCAGCAATACTGATATACTCGTATGGAATGTTCTTAAGTTTTTCAGAGGCTCTCTCTAGCTTTTCCGTATCTATAGCGCTATGCGCAAATTTACCGGTCGCTATATAGTTTATTTCCATACCACTTAACCCGGCTAATATCCTGTTAAGATGGTCTTCTTTGGACATTTCTGTATCTAGCATGAGAACAGGAATGTTTAGATCTGAAGCTATATGCATCGCAACGTTATCGGCAAACATACTCTTGCCAACTTTGGGGCGAGCAGCTATTAAATCAACGCACTTTCTCCTGAACCCGCCGCCTATAGAGGTGTCATACCTACCAAAGCCGCTGGGAATCCCCATCATGTCCATGGGGTTTTCTGTCAGGTGTTGTATGTATTCTTCTACATCTTCGCCCAAAGGCACTGGTTTGTCAGACTTGCCGCTGTTCACAGCGTTGGAGAGTTCAAATATTGGGTTCTCAGCGAGAGATAGAATCTCGTCTACTGTTTCGTCGCCCGATATTTCAGCAACGTCTGTGTAAATCTGTTTTACTTGCTTTTGTATTTGTCTTGCAAACTCCAACTTTCTAATCTTGATTGCATGCTTTCTCACATTTTCAAGATGTATAGGAAAGTTAAAGATAGACCTTAAGTATTCTAGCTCCTTTTTATCACTCAGGGTCTCGTGTAAGTTTAATTCTGTAGCTGCGGAAAGTATCGAAGATAGGTCAATTTGGTCACTTTGATCTAAAGCTTTACAAAGACATTTGTATATTGCCTGATTTGATTCATGAACAAACGAGGCTGATGTTACTACATCATCAACATCTACAAAAGCCTGAGTACCGTATTGACACAACCCCGACAACACAGCCCTTTCCGCTGCTGCGTCGTTGAGAATGTTTTGCATACGTTAACCCCTACAGCAGTTGCTGCACCTATAATGTTCCCGATATTGAGACGGGTGGACCTTTTCTGGTTTTCCACAAACATAGCATATGGCGTCTATAGGATCTTTGGCTGGGGTTCTACTCCTTTTTGTTGGTGGTCTTGCGGAGTCATCAATCATGCTCGCTCCAGCCTCGTCCACACCCAGCGACCCGTCGTCTGTAAATTGGTTGTCTCTTTCTGATTCAGTGTCTATTGGCTCTTTGCTACCAATCCTTTGTTTTTCTTTCTTTCTTTCTACATTTGGCATTTCGAATGACTCTTCCTCTTTTTGATTGTCTCTCTCAATCCTTTCTTCGAGTTTCTCGTCTAGAGCCTTCTCTTCATCTACTATTGTTTCGCCTGTAAACTTTTCCCAAGCCTGTTGAACTAATTCAACATCGTCGTTAACTATCCCCTGTTTAACTTCAGATGTAAAATTATCTAAAGAATCAAGCCAACGTTTATTAACCATTATCCACCCTTCTCTTGCTTCTTTGTAATTCTGTAAGAGTAGCGCTTAGGGAGTGTATTCTACCAGCCATATAAGAAAGCCTGTCTGCTACAGCCTGAGCATAAGAGAGTATGTCGTTTAGCTTAAAGGCATGCTCATCGCTGTTTATTACGGAGCTTTCTTTTTCTTCGTATTTTGTATACCTGTCAAATTTGTTGGAGTTCTTTGCAACCATTATTCTTAAGTTGTTCTTTGCCCAATTTATTCTAGTTATCTGTTCATTGATTTGTTGCTGAACATATAATGCGTACTGGGACAGGGCAAAAGATAGCTCTCCGCACTCCATACTGGTAAGGGCTTTCAACTCGAAGCTCTTCATATTTAATATTTTAAGAGCCTCTTCATTATATTCAATACTATGTATTCCCTGCTTTATCAAGTAGGAATCAATTAGTTTTTCAAAGTGGGCAAGCTTATCTTTAGCTGTTGATAATTCTTTTTCTCCACTCATCGTTACTCTCTGTATGTGGCAGTGCTACGTAGGTGATATTATTCAGATTAGCCCAACTAGCCTTTTTCTTATCCCTAGTCTGAGCCTTGTAAAAGTCAGCTTTGCTCTTATAAAAGAAAGAGTTGAACTCATAATGCTGAGACCCATGAACCTCAATCATGAGTTTTCTCTTGGGAATGTAAAAATCCGCAAACAGCCCGCACCCCGGCAGAGAAACCTCCTCCAAGATTCTATCGTATGGGAACTCCTCGGTCAAGAGGGATCTTGCACGTATATGGTGTTGTGAGCGCGGCCTATTGTCATCTTTATAGGGGACATGATTAGTTAAGTTCCATGTATATGTCTTGCCGTCTAGTCCGGTTATTTTCATAGCATAGACTTAATGTCGGCCTCTAGCAATTCTAGAAGCTTAGGGTTTTGTTGTAGAAACTTGTATAACTTTTCCTGACCCTGAAATTTAGTAGTAGGGTCAAACTCCATGGCCTTGGCTTCTTCCTCGTGATCTTCCATGAAGTTACACTTAAACCAAGCTCCAGCCTTGGAGATTAGACCAAAGTCTGCCGCTAGGTTGATCCACTCGTAGATACTATCAATACCTTTTCCATATCTCAAATAACTGTCTACCACAGCCCCCGGTGGACCTAAAGCTGAATGTTCTACGGTCCAAGAAACTATCTGACCAATTGGGGTGTCAGAGTTTCCAACGCTCCATTTTTTTACACCCTTTGCTCTTAGTTTAATATCAGATTGGTATTTGATTTTCTGCCCACCATCTTCAATATACGCTTTTCCATAACCACTGGTATTAGCGATCAAGTGCTGGATAATAATAATGATGGTGTTCTGAATAGGGACGACGGTTCCCATTTGTTTGCAAAACGAAGATAATAGTTTAGGAGTACCGGCTCTAACTTGACCGTTGATCTCGTTGAGCATCTCCTTTTCTGGGGATAGCGCGGAGGCAGAGTCTATTATGACTACGCAGCCCGGATGGTCTTTGATGATGTTGGTTGCAATAGTTAAAAAGTCTTCTGCTGTTAAGATGTTGCCTTGAGTGGATTGTATCAATTTTAATTTATCGGGATTTAACCCCTCTACGCCGCTTAGGTTCATCTTTTTAAACCTGCCCTCGGCGTTCAAATAGTAGACCATTCTCCCGCCAGCTTCTTCAGATTGACAGTTGGCTGCTATTTGCAAAGCTGTCGTAGTCTTTCCGCACTTTGGCGCGCCAGATAGGATAACCCAACTACCCTCTGGGATACCTCCGTTCAACCCGATGTCTATTGCAGGACTGACGGGGATCGTAAATATATCTTCTTCTATGACAAGATTAGAATCAATCATAATCTCGCCATACTTTTTAATAATGTCTTTTTCTACCTTATCGTAATATTCACTCATTGTCCAGCTTCCTTAGTTTCGACAATTCGCTCTC